ATGACAATCGAGCTAGAGGAACATCTGCTTTGGTTTAAATACGATCCATCAGAAAAATTTGTCAAAGATTTATATAAAGTATGGGATACTGAAGTAGTCTTTTTAGCAATTGAAACTAGCCTACTAGTCAATCTCCATTATTCTAATAAGAACTACTTTAAAATTCCTGTTGCGAAAACGAGAATGAAGAAGGATGTATACTTTTTGTTTGATGTAGTGACAAATGTTCCAGATGTTAGAGCAAAACATAAACGATTTGACTATGTAAAGTATACTTTTGTTGATCCAGAAAGATACAAAGATTAAAGTAGGCTACCTAAAAAGGTAGCCCAGAACGGATTTTATCACCATACTTATAAAAGGAGAAATTTTTAAGTTAGTATTAAGATTGTGTAATATGATGATATCTATATTTTATAGTATCAGTGCTATAAAATCAAAAATAGGTCACTAATTAACTATCACTCCAATTATAAGTCTTTTTCCCATTATTTTTTACAGTTATATGGTATGCTTTTTAATAGCTTCAAGTATAAAAGAGTTTAAAGCGTAACACACTTATGGGGAAGTGGTTTGGGGTGCGCTTTAAACTCTTCTTTATTATTATCTCACAATTTAACCCAAATGTCTTTCTATTTTAAAAGTCAAAGTAAAACTTTTCAAATATACAGAAGTATAACTATGTGAAACATCCTTTCATTAATCCATAAAAGAATACATAAAAAAGCCACTCATTTGAGTGGTAATGGAGAAAAGCTTTAGCTTGTATAATACTCTTCAAAAAATTCTAACACAGAACAATTCAATTGGCTACATTAATGTACCCTGTAGGACTCGAGCCTACGACCGGACGGTTATGAGCCGTCTGCTCTAACCAACTGAGCTAAGGGTACGAGAAGCCACCACAACTCCTGCTAACAAAAAGAATGGAGATAGACTAGATAATAATGGGTTTCATTCTTTTGTTGTGATGGCATATTTATTATTGCATAACTTTAAAAGAAAAAATAGAGTATATTTAACATTCATTTGCTTAGCTTTATAGTAAAAAATTATTGACGCTTTTTTTACGTAGTATAGAATGACATTGTAAGCAAAAAAAGACCATGCTGTCAACATGGCCTACAAGCACTTGCGCGGATGTCCAATCTGTTCAATCCCTAGCTTAGTCTTAAATTCTAGTGTCTAGAATCTATAACCTTGCCATTGATTTCCGAGATCAATGGTTTTTTATTAGCAAGAATTACAATATTCAAAAAAACGTTATTTTATCACTTATAATTTGTAATTATACTGCATCAAAATAATGTGCCACACGTACAAATAGTTATATTAAATCGTATATATTAAGTTTTCTTAATTTTTCATCTTATTGTTTTTTATATTTTACGCTTGCATAAATTTTACGTAAATGTTATATTAATTACGAGGATAGATCTATCACCTCATCTTTCAGTTAGCTCTAGATTGATAATAATCATATCAATCAAAGTGAGAAGAGTGCACTCACGTTCCCCCGCAGGCGGGTTAGCCTAGCGTTGGTCTGTATGGGACGGTATCCATACTTTGCACTCTCTTTTTTTTTGTTAAAAACTAAACAGAGGAGCGCCTTCTATGCCTAAAGATTTAAAAAAAACTTATAATCAATATCTAACAAATCTTGATGGCAAAACGGCAATTTTAACAACCCCATTCACCCCTCTAGATTGCTTTTACATAAAATTTGATATTCTTCAACTTCCACATTTGCTTGGACTACACAAAATATATAATGAACCTCCTAAATCTCTTTGCAGTAAACTGGCTTCTTCTTCAATTACATATGAAAAAATTCAGCGACATAAAATGTTTGGCTCTATCAAAGATAGAATTACTCTGTTTGATTTCATTTTAGATATATTCCTAGAAGATTATAACGGATCCGTTATTTATGTTTCTGAAGCTGATAGAAACGGTTCTTCTATGAAATTAGATATCGCATTTAATCATCCTTACAAAAATAAAATATTGACCCTTGGTTTAAGAGAAATATCCCCCGCTATATATGTCCCGGTAACCTTTTACGTTAAGAAAAAAATTATAGCCCAAGACTTCCAGCAATCTAAAAGAGCTAAAATTCTAAGTTTAGAGTTTATAGGAACTAAAAACATTCTCTTACGATAGCTTTAGAATTTATCTACTATAACCAATACAAGTTGTCACAAAGCGTAAAAAGACAACTGATAATAGTCAATATCGTTATGTACCGCCCCTCAACGAGGGGCTTTTTTTATTTATAGCGTCAAATAGATATCAGAAATCCGCATATCATTCACTGCGCCATCATCTTCCTTGATCATTGTAATGATTCAATATATCCTTAAAACTTTTTTGGATGAACTAATATTGGAATATATTCAAATTTATAGTATTTTAGATATAGAAAGATATAGAAAATCTATGCGTCAAATTTATTCATAGAAAATATTGAGGTGAACTTTGTTGGCAAAAGAAAATTTAGAGTTAGAAGATATTCATCAAAAGAGTAAAGTTATTGCAAATGAAGTTATGGTTACTGCGTCCAAGGCAGCTGTACCTTTAAGTTCTAATGACAAAGCAGACATAGAAAAAGTATTTTCAGAAAAAGCTATTGCATTAAATGAACGAGCTGATCGTATTCTAGAAGATCAACCTTCTCTTAATGAAAAAGAATTAGCTATAAAATTAATTAAAGAAGATTTAAAAAATGCTTCTATGTTTTCTCCTATGAAACGTATATTAAAAAAAGCAATTAAAAATTTGGAGGAAAAATAATGATTTCCAATTTAAAACAAATCTTACCTTTACTAAAAAAAATTATTATCTTTATCCATGGACATCATGAAGAACTAGAGAAATATGTAAGTTATACTGCTGAGATATACGCCGCCGTCGCAAAAGCTGCCAAGCAACGGCAAAAAAACAAACAAAATTAGCTATGTATTGCCCCTCAACGAGGGGCTATTTTTTTATCGTTGCGGAATATTTAAATACCAGCGTTTATCATGAAAATCTTGTGCTCCGTTTTTAGTGTTCCCTTCTGGATCATTCGTTGCACGCATCATAACGTATACTTTCTTGTTAGGAAAATTACGCATATTGAAAGAAACATGATAGCCAACATTACCATAAGTGCCGTAGGGTTGGTTTACATCTGGACGTGAAACACCATTAGCGTTTACTCGCGCTAACTCTTTGCCAGTATTATAGTCCATGATAAAAATGTACTCGTATTTATAGTTAGCAATGTGCCAGCCAGCCACATGCAAGTTTGCGTTTTCTATTTCCCCAAACTGATCAATATGGGCGTAGTTTGTTCCGTCCGTTAGTGTAGGATTTGCAGCGCCTGCTCTAGTTGGATCAATCACTGGTTGATTGTCCGAAGTTGTTGGGTTGTCATCCGTAAAGCCATGAGCCAAATCATAGGCTAACTTTTCTTTGCTGACACCCATCTCAGAAAGATAACCGTAAGGATCTGTATGATCTCCCCAGATATTTTGCGTTACCCATAAATGTGATTTGATTCCTGGTTGGTTATAAGGAGTGTCTAATGTAAGTGGAATACCATATCTCTGAGCAGAATCTCTAGCCAATTCAACGTATGCCTTGTAGTTTTTCTCAAACGTTGCTTTATCATGTGTATGTTGAAACTCAATCTGCACAGGACTGTTGGCATTAGCATACGAACCAGCACCATACTGCACATAACCAGGTTGACCGACTTGGTAAACGATTCCGCCATCACCCACAATGTAAGCAGTGTAAGCGCTAGTCCATGAACGTTGCATATACTGCGCTTCATTGCGTCCTGTTGCTGTTTCATTAGCCGTTTCATGCAGTAAAATGTACTGATTATTTGCTACTTGTGAGCTACCTTCATTTGCGCCCAAATTAAATTCATTGTTAATCGTATAGGCGAACCCATTAATTGGCAATAAAAAAAGAGCCATTAATAGGCTCATCGCAGTAATAGTAATTTTCTTTTTCATTTGTTTCCTCCTATTTTTTCAAATTATAAGCCGACACACCAGTGATAACACCTAAAAATGTTGCTACTGCATTGATAGTCAGCACTGTCATATCTGTTCCATTCCATCCATAGGCTTTGCCTAACGTGGCTACTAACACAGAAGCAGCTGGCAATACTGTTAAAACTGTCCATTTAATGACTTGATAATACTTATCTGGTAAAACCATTTCTTCTCACCTCCTTTACAATTTAGTCAAGAAATAGCCAATGATCGTAATGCCTAAACCGATCATGTAACCCCACGACCATTTATTATTGGCTTTCATTTCTTTGATATCTTCCGCATTATTAAGCGCAATAGAATATGCCTGATCCGCTCTATCTTTTGCACTTTCCGCTTTTTCACGTAATGATTCGTAGTTATCCAACTTCGTTTCAATACGCACTAAGCGTTCTACCACGTCTTGTATTGCTTCGTCTTTCAACCAACTAGCCTCCTTTCATTGCAAAATAAAAACGCACTCGATTGAGTACGCTAAATCTATATAGATAATTTACTGTGATACGAAAGTCCAACTGTAAACCATTGATCTTTTTTCATAGCGGTATTCGCAACCAGCTTTCTCGTATTAGATTCAACATATATTTGCGATACAGAATTACCTGTGACAGCTCCAGTCCCTATAGCATTGTTATCAATATTAATCATTGAATCTGGCAAATCATCAACTAAAACTTCTCCGAATGCTATGTCCTTAGCCAACTTAAATGATCCTGTAGCTACTGTCATTCCACCACGACTTGTGAATTTAAGAGATCCGCTACTTACTATACTAGCAGGTAGCAAATATGTTTCTTCTTTTGTTAGGGCCGTAATAATGCGGACTATATCATCAACCCTACTATTCGTACTCTTTATAGCAGTCGCATTAGCGTTCGCTTTTGTTTGAGCATCCTTAGCTGTGGTGTCTACCGCATTAATCGCAGCGGTCAACTGCGAATTAATCTCCGATACTTTCCCATCGGTATAATTGTTTGCTTTACCTGTGATTTCAGAAATTTTAACATCTGTAGCAAGATTGTCTTCGACATATTCTGGTGCTAGATCCCAGCTGTAATCATTCGGATTGGTACTATCTTTCAAGCCTTCCCCAAAGTATTTAAACTGACTAATATTTGGGGTTCGTGTATCGCCTTTTTCGATTTTGAGCCAGTTAATAGTACATGCCCCAATTGTTACGCCAGGTTGTTGAATTATTTGGAGTAAGGTTGGATAGCCTTGACTAACTTTTGAAGGAGTAAATGTTAAAGACCAAGTGTTTACAAGACCTTCAACTGGCTTCATACTCCCGTAATTATAATCTTCAGCAGCTTGACCATACACTCTGAACACTTGTGTAGTTGGTTTAGTTCCTTCTAATGTTATGGTGTAAGTATTACCCACCACAAACGGTTCTTGCATTTTAGCAGAGTAGATGGTGTAGCTACTCGAATTGATTGGGAACGCTGTACCCTTATTTGCAATATTCTCACCTAACGGCGCTTTACTCAAATAATACGGTGCATCTAGTAAATTAGGCTGGTATGGTGTGGCTGTAGACCCTTCTTCAAGTTTGACATCATACCCTATATCCAATGTGCCTCTTGCATCACTGTCACCTGAACTACCAACTTGACAATACCAATTATTTGAATTTTGAACCGTTGACGGAACGGTGAATGTAGTTGAAATATCTACGAGTTTGTCTTTAGGTGTGTTAGCTGGTAGCATTTTTGTATTTACTAAGACCCAGCCGTCTGTATTTGTGCATCTAATTCTAATAAATAATTTTGAGATATCACCTGTATAATCTGCATTTATTCTTATAGGAATAGTTAAAGTATATTGTTTTCCTACTGTTAATTTACTAAAATCATATCTATTCCAAGGAAAAATGCCTACGCCAACTGTTAAATCATTTCCAATTTTTTCAGCTGTCGCATAAGTTCCGTGATTTGTAACAGTTGTCGTTGTACTAGATAGTGATTTTACGTTATTATCATTGATCACAGGTGCAATATTCGGATTCCCCGAATAATCATATTCCCCGAAATCGATGCTGTTGGAGTACATCACTTGTAAGTTCCCTAACTTAGAAATTTCTTCTTTCAGAGCATCTAACTTGTCTTGTAGCGTTTTAGCTTGACCAGTTAAATCAGTAATCTGTTGATTTAAGCTATCCACTCTACCTTTAATTTCAGCCATAAAAGCATCAAAAGTTTCATTATACTTTCGAATCAACTCTTCTAATTGGGAAACATATTCATCGGCTTGGCCTTGCGAAATGTCAGACACTCCTAGTGAGAAAAAAATGATATCTTGCGTTGTTAAAATTTGATTGTCTTTTCTATATTCTACGTAGCAGTGTTTATAATATCCTGCTTCACTCATAAATGTGCCATCAAGAGAAAACGTGACTTCTTCACTAGTTACGCTAGTTGCAACACTATCTACGTAACGGTTAGATGGTGTTGTTCCTTTTAAAGTAAATGTTCCGCCACTCGTATCCATCTGCAAGCCATTTAAATATGGTTTAACCGTCACCGTAATCCCTTTATCACCCTGACGAGCCATAATAGCTTTGGTGTAGTTTAATTCTTTGCTGAAATCTAAAGCCAAATTATATAAACTGCTAGCCATTTATATACCTCCTTGGTAAACATAATGAAATTTTTAAAGGCTTACCATTTATAAATCAAAATGTACTTGATCAGCATAAGTTACATCATGATCGATATCTTCTGTAAGTCTAATATCTTCATAACCTAGTCTATGTGCTATGACATTCCATCTAACTAAAACGTTTGGCTCGCTAGTCTCAATAATAAAATGTTCTTTCTCTTCACGGGTAACAGCACATAAGACTAATTTAGTTGGTGTTACATGAGTCATGTACCTTGCTAAATTTACAGTTTCGGCAAATATAGGGTCTATGTCAACTCGTACTTTGCAATCTTCTCCAGTTATAGCTTCACCATAGTCAGCAAAATAATACTCAGGCGTTTCATATGCGTTTAATAATCGCTGTCCATATGTTTCAGTATTTACCGTAGAGTTTTTTTTACCATAAACTCTGAGATCTTTATCAACCCTAACGTTTTTGCGGAATAATGCTTGAGTGTTGTTTAACTGTGTGTGTCCACCTACATCAAGACCACCTGTATTATCAAACTCCATAGTGAATGAGTTTACAGAGCAAATCCAACTGAAAGGTGTATGTGACATATGTTCTAAAATCGCATCGCCACCTTGTCTGCGAGTACCAAACCAATGATATTCTTTCGTAGAAAAACTAAGCCATGCCCCTGCATTTGTACCATTATCATAAGTACTCAATACCAAATTACCTTTTGTGTCCACAATACGAAAACCGCCACCAGGTTTTATTTGATAGAATAACTCCCCAACATCAGATTGCGTGGTTTCTTGCGCATGCACTTCAATCACATCTTTATTTAATTTGTTAGAGTGCCATAACATTGAACCATCAGCAATAGATATATCAAAATTTTTCCCTTGACTAATCAATGTAGACCCTTTAATGGTTATCCCTACTATTTCCCCAGCTGTGATAAATGAAGCGTTAAAGCCACCGTCAAGTGTCCATGCTGTGGTATATTTTCCGTCAATGCCAGTTTGTGAGAAACCTATTCCTTTCTGGTTAATCTGTAACACGTTTTTTGCCGTATTTTTGTCAGGAGTATCCATAACTAAAATCCGTGATGGACCATTTTTAGGGTCTAATAATACATAGCCATAAGAGTTTCCAGTAATTAAATCCGTTTGATGATCGACGATATCATTAATTAAATCGCTGATTTCGCTACCATTTTTCAATTGATCAATGGCATCATTAATCAAATTGCTTACATTATTTTCTGTATTTTCTAAGAAGTTTGTTTTGACGTTTCCTACAACTAGCTTATCGTATGAATTTGTTAAAACGTTAAACGTATATTCCACGATTCTTGCTGACATATTCACTTTTAACTGTGGATGATACACATCTACTCCATCACCCATTGAAACTTTTTCTAAATCAACAAATTTTTCATAGCCTCTTTGATGCCTCAATGGTACTAATTCAATCGAACCACTTACTTGTGGTTTTTGTTTGTCTATGTTCGTTTTCAACCATTCTTTAGCAGCTTCCCTTAATGTAGCCACATCAGTCGCTTTGTCTTTGAAATCAACAAAAGAAACATATCCAGCAGGATAATCCTCCGCGTAATCAGTGAAAATGACTTCTTCTGGCAGAGTGATCTCGACTTCTCCTTCTGAAGAACTGCTGATGAATGGATAAACTCCAACTAAAACGCTTTGAGCATCTATCTCTAAGTCAAGACCAGTTAAATTTTTAGTATAAATCGCTTTGATTCTATGGTCAGTACCAAGCCTTTTTTCATGACGTAATGTGTTATTATCTTTTAGAAATTCTCCATGAAATCTGTCCAGAATAGATCCTTCTTTTCCGCCAAAGAATTCTAAAAAATTCACCTTTTCTATCTTCACATTTGCAAGTGTATCTACTAATGATATGAAAGAAAATTGTGAAGGAATAACTGGTTTAGCTAAAACTTTTGCGTTTTGCCATGCTTGACTAGCAGTGATTTTACCTGTTCCGCTGTCATATTTATTCAAAACCGATTTTCTTATATCGTTGAAAATAGGTTCAGCTTTTACTTCTATCGTATTTCCTATTACAGAAGTCTTTGCATAATAAATCCGTAGACGTTGTTTTGCTCGATTTTCATCTACATAGCACTGAATAATACGTCCCTCTATAATCAAATCTGCATTAGTTCCACTTATTGGATAAGTACCCTGAAATATCTCGGCTCCGTTTAATTTATTGCTAACAGTGGCTGTTAACCAGTCTGATAAAGCGCCTAAACCTTGCGTATCATATAAATGTTCAGTTAAATTCTTTGCATCATTTTTATCGTAAATAGTTATTAAATTGTCAATCATCTATTTCACCTACCTTAACCCATTCCGATAAATCTGTATTTTGCTTAAACCAGTGCAATTAAAATAATTAATATCCACTTGTAATGTAGGATATTGCATGGTCTTCATTTTGTTGGACCGATCTAAAATATCTCCGTCCGATTGCTCTTCGTAGCAAAGCATCAAATCACTATCAATGACTACATCAGTTCCTACTACTAAGCCTTCGAAACCAAACACATAATCATTTAATACGAACTGGCACGAAGTAGCTGAAGGAGTGATGATGATCTTTGGAAAACTTTCTTCTAAACTATTATTCAGCAAACTGAATTCTTTAGGGCTATTTATAGTAATTGGCACATCTTCTTGGACCCTTGCAAATGGCTTCACTGTAACATTTACATCAAACTCTCCCCATTCAACAATATCGTTTTCTGCATCCCCAATATCGATAGTCTGGATAACGTAATAGACGTTGGGATCGTCAGAGAATTCTAATTTCTTTGCATAGTTTAACCAATGACGCATGATATAAAACGATTGCTTGAACGCTTGATGGTCTTCCACATCCTCTAAATAGTTATAGTGCAATGTAAACGACATATCTTCAAACGAGTAATCTTGTACTAAGCCACCTAACCTACCTAAAACAGAAGTTTCAACTCTCTGTCTTTTTGGAGAAGGTATGGTTGGTCTTTCAGCTAAAGCCAATTTATGCAAATAATCAGGAAATCCATCGATTATAGAATGTATACAATCAGTCATTTTTTCACATCCTTTTTAATACTAAAAAAACAGGAGAAACACTCTCCTGTTTAACGCCATGCCGAAGCATTATCATTTTGAACTTTTGTAATGCTATCAATGATTTGTTGAGTTGTGTGCTTCATAGTAACCTCATCTGCGTTACCATCAATTGTGAAATTGAATTCGTAATTGTTCACAGGTTGAATCGTTTGTGCCCTAGATGAAACTGAGGTGCTACTCAAGATACGATCCCCAATTTCTTGCAGCACAGATCTTTTCAAAGGTAAAACTGCTTCAGGTCCTGCTTCACCGACACCGATAATATTTGGAGAATTAAACACACTACCTTTCGCATACCAATCAACACCCAACGTTGGGATTTTCCCCTTCAATGGATTGAATTCTCCGCTCAATTTAAAATGTGGTAACGGAATATGTGGTATAGAAATATTTAAATTATCAAAGATGCCACTGATTTTATCTCTAATCCAATCAATCGGAGCGCTAACAGTCTTTTTGATACCTTCCCATATATTAGCTATCGTGCTTTTAACATTATTGAATATGTCGGAAACAATACCTGTTAGATTGGACCAACCGCTTGAAATTGCATTTTTTCCATCGTTTACTTTAGTGCTAATAGTGCTTGTAATTCCATTCCAAAGATTCAAAGCAGTGTTTTTGATACCGTTCCAAATTCCACTAATCCACGAAGATATACTATTCCAAACACTTTGAATCACGCTTTTGGCTGCATTTATAGCGTTGCTTATACTACTAGTCACACTATTCCAGATATTTGATGCACTATTCTTGATAGCATTCCATTTATCAGTTAACCAGCTTGTGACAGCAGTCCATACGCTGATTATACCGTCTTTTGTTGATTGGACTAGATTATAAACTATAAGTTTGATACTATTCCATACGGTACTAGCTGTACTTGCTATTGTATTCCATGTACCAGTCAACCAAGATACAACACTATTCCAAATATTTACAATCCCATCCAAAATAGTATGGGATAAATTAATAATAAAATCTTGAATAGGTTGCCAGATTGCAATTGCCGTTTGAGAAATAGTATTCCAAGTGTTTGTTAATACAGTAAGAATATTATTCCACACCATTATTAATGTATTTTGTATGTTTTCCCATACACTGGAAAACCATGTCACAATAGGATCAAATACATTATGCAATGTAGTAATGATATTATTCCATGTATTCATTAGGAAATTTGTCATACTATTCCATGTATTACTTAAGAACTCAGAAATAGGTATCCAAATAGCTTGCCACGCTACATAAAATAGCTGTTTAGCTACATCAAAAATGCCTACAATAACATTAATAGCCGCTTGAATAATTGATGTGATGAATGTCCATGGGATTTGCACAATACCCACAATATCAGCCCATATGATTGACCAAACTTTCTTTACGCCATCCCAAATATCTGCTGCCCAATCAACAAAGTTCTGCCAAGTTTCTTTTACCCCTTGCCAGATATTTGATGCACCTTTGGTTAAAGACTCCCATAAGTTATTAAACCATTCAGTTAATCCTTTCCATAAGTCTTTTACATCGCTAACAAACTCGCTCCAAGTCTCTTGGACTCCTTGCCAAATGTCGGAAGCTCCTTCGACTAATCCGCTCCATAACTCTCCAAACCAATCAGAAACGCCCTGCCAAATATCTTGAACCCAATCTACAAATCCAGACCAGGTTTCTTTAACTCCATCCCAGACTGATGAAGCTCCGTCTTTTATGCTTTTCCAGGTATTACCCAACCAATCGGTGAATTTTTTCCATAAATCACTAAACCAGTCAGTAATTGCGCCCCAATTTTGAAAAGCTGTGATTACAATTGCTATTACAGCTGCAACGCCAGCTATAATTCCTATTATTGGTAGCAAAACTGTAGAACCAAACGTGCCAACTATCGTAACAACCGCGGTTATAACGGGAGCTAATGTGCTTAGTAATGCCAGAATTCCTCCAAGAGCTAAAATGAAATTTTTCATTGGTCCATCAAGTTTACTCCACCATTCGGCTAATCCTTGCAAAGCTTTCGCGCCTGCTTGTAATCCTTTTATAAATACAGGCAATATATCTTTACCCAATGAGGCATAAAAATCTTCTAACGCTTGCTTTGCTCTTGTCATTTGGTTTTCTAAACCATCAGACTCCCTACTAGCCTGACCTGTAGCACCGGCTAATTTTTGCATATCTTCAGCATATTGAACTCGAACTGCTTGCTTGGTAGCCTCATCTAAATCAGACCATTTTTGCGTTTGTGGACCTAATTCTTCATTTATTTTATCTTGTGCATCTTTAAGTTTTAAAGCAGCCTCTCTTGCTTCTAAAGATCCTTCACCATGTTTCTTAATAGCATCAGCATACTTAGATTGTGCTTTTTCAACAGCTAATAATGACTCTTCACTGGCTTTTTTTGCTCCTTCAGTTGCTGGTATCAAATTATGCTTAACAGCATAAGCAGCCATTTGAGTATCATTAGCAAATAGACCTATTTGTTCTCCACCTTCGTAGTTCCCTTTTATGAATGAATTAAGAGATTCACTAGCATCATCCATAGATTTATCGTAAAAAGCTGCCGCATCTGCTGCTAACTGAGTACTATCACCAGCTAACTCCATAGCTTCTTTGGTATCATATCCAAGTCCTTTAAACATTGACGTATATTGTGTAAAAACAGGCTTGATCGTATTTGGTAACATTCCAAATTCTTCAGCCATTCCCTCAACGGCGTCCTGTGCTTCCCCTTCTAAAGAGCCAAAGACTTGTTTAAATTGGGCCTGCATAGCTTGTGCTTTTCCAGCTGCTTCAATAGACTTACTACCTACATCAATAAGCTTATCTCCGATCACTGACAAGTGATCAGTAGCTTCCATTAAATTACCCATATCAAGTTTTTTGCCGATATCATCTACTGTGGAGGTATCAACGTTTTTAGCAGCATTACTTAATTCTTCGAATTCTCTTTCCGCATCATTAAGCTTAGTTTTCATTTCTAAAGCTTCGGTAGATGTTTCTCCAAATTCTTTTTGTGTGGCATCTAATTGTTTTTTTAGCACTTCGATTTTTTGTTCAGCAATATCACTCTGTTTGCCGACATATTCTTGTGCTTTTGCTAATTTTTCAGATTCGGTAGCAGACTTACCAGCAGTTGCTTGCCATTTTTTATATTCGGATTCTACTAATGATGCACTTGATTTTAGGTGTTGTTGCTCATTATCTAAATCCTTCATAGTTGACTCATAGGTTTTAAATTCACCTTTAGATTGAGCCAATGCTTTACTCGTTTTATCGATATCATTAGATAACCTTTGTTGTGCTGTTTGTTGATTAATCAGTTCTCTTTCAAGTTTCTGAACTTCAGTGGAATTTTCTCCATAATATTTTTTAGCATTGGCTAAACGTTGGCTAGTTACTTCAACTTTTTGACTTTGTAATTCATACTGCTTCTCTAAAGAAGATAATTTACTTCCTAACTTGTCTGATTCAGAACCAGTCTGTTGTAATTGAGCTTGTTCTAGTTTTAATTCTGCTCTATTTTTAGTTAACTCAGCACTGATTTCTTTTAACGTAGATTTCAATCCGTCATCGTTAGCTATGAATGTTACTTCTGCTTCTGTTCTCTTTTTAGCCATTTTTTACCTCCTTTCTTTAGTTTTTCTGGGATTGGTTTATTGCATAGTTTTTCCATCCTTCATAAGCACTCTTGTTGTAAGCCATTTGCAAAATGTCATCTAAACAGATATCGCTTAAAACCAAATCTGAAGGCATAGAAAAAACGTCGGTCAACATCGAATAGACATCGACCCACGTTTCAACTAAGAGCTTTGGCATTTTTACTTTTGAAGCTTTTTTTCCTTATTTGCTTTTTCGAATTCTTTTTGATAAGCATCTCGTGCTTGTTTGAACATCATAGTACTGTATACAGCTACTGCAACCTCCATATCAAAATCCCATTTATCGATAAATTCATCGAATGAAATGTAATCGACCATGTTCGCTTGACGATAAGCTACATATACGGCTTTTGCACCTTGAATAACTGTAATATCCATAGAGCCTTTTCCCATGGACATTTTTGCAAACTCGTCTGTGTTAAAATCTCTATTGATCATCAATAATTTCTTGATATTCAGTTTAGGTTCTAAATTCAAAATTGTTCCATCGTTTAGTTCAATTTTTGAGTAATCTTCGTTCATTTTGCTACCTCCATTTTATATTTAAGCTTTTTTCGTTGTAGTTGTTGTGGTTGTTGAACTCTTTTTAATCACATCAGCAGATAGATTTGTCATCCATTGATCTGTTAAGTCTTCTTCAAGTTCTGCAACAATTGCTTCATGATAGAATTTACCAAATTCATCTTGCATAACTTTTGTTTCTAGTTCTAACGCAGCTACTTCATCCGCGCCATTTTCAATAGAGAATGTTAATCCTGTATTTGAAGTGCATGCTAACATACCAACTAACTTGCTATTTTCTTCGAAGTCATCCACGATCTCTGCAGCAAGTGAGAAATCTTCGCCTACGGAATCAGGACCGTAAGAGTAAATGCCTGGTTTAATACGTTCATCTTGTTTCAATCCATTGAAACGTCGATAAACTTCCATCGGTACATGTGCAGTAATTGTTACCGTCATATTGATTGGTTTAGATTTTGATTTTACTTCTGTCGCTCCACATTTTTTAACCACCGTTTGCATTTCTGTTTCGCCATCTAATTGTCCGTTACAATCTGTTGCGATTGCATTTTTTGCGTTCTTAAAATTGAAAGCAATTCGTTTGATACTCACGTTATCGAACGTTGTTACTACAGTTGTTGTTTTAGCCATTGTTGTTCCTCCTATTTATTTAATTTATCGAATTGACGAATCAGAAGTTCTGTAATTGGATCAAGTGCAAGACCTAATCCTCTTCTCATGAATTCGTCTGGCTGATTTCTTTTAGAAGTACCTATCCCCAAATCAGGATATTTTAAATACTCAAATTTTCTTGTAGGTCTAATGATGAAACCCAAATTAATATATTGAGTCTTAAGTGGACGACTATTTTTTGCGTGTTGGTGTCCTCTTCTTAAATCTGCTTCAGAAACAGGAATTTTTTCTGTAATCCTATCCACTGCAATATCTGAACCCTTCGATTTCAACGCTTCATTGATCAGTCGTTCACTCTCGCTTGAATAGCGTTCCATCCGCACAAGAAGTTCATCATGTCCATTTATTTTTAACTCCCAACTATTTTTAGCCATGACAATCACTCTTCAATAATCGTCTAAACGTAAATACCAACTGATCGATATAGCGATCTTGATTTTCTAGTTTTAAATGGTTGGGATCCATTCTCTGAAAACGAATCGAACGATTTTGAATCAATGAAATAATATCTAGTGAATCCCCTGTTAAATCTTCTCTATTTTCTGAATAGAAAGTTAGATATAGATTTTGACCCACGCTATATTTTGGTTCAGTGATCATTTCTATTTCTCCTGTTTCGAGAATGAAGTAATTAAAATCATCAGGAAGCTCATCCTCGCCAACAGAGTCTTGAAAGAGTTTGAGCTCAAAATGTTCTTCTAAGGAAGTTTTGATAGCAGAAATTTGCTTATTTAAACGTTCTTTTTCTTTAGAATTATCAATCACCATATTCACCCACACTTTCAAGATAAAAATAGATATAAAAATTATCGTAATCGGCATAGATAACGTTGTAACGCATACTATCGATTACGATAAAATATTGATCTTTATTAAATTTCTTGGCGATTGGATGAAATGGAGTCTTCACTTTCTTAGTTAATTTCGATCCCATCGCATCCATAGCTGTTATATCACTATCTCTCATGGAAAGATTTCTAAATTTTAAAGAAGTGATTTCTGTATCTTCTACACCAATCTTTTTTCCTAGTTCATTTCTTTTGGTGGTTTGCGTTAAAATCTTTAACCAACCATCGTTGAACGTTTCTTCGAGTCTACGATTATTCGCCATTCCCATCACCTGCAATATATTCTTGTAGCGCATAATGTTGAATGAAACCTAATAACTCACTAGCAAAATTTTGTTCAAACTCATCTAAAGCACGATTCCAGTCGTATCTACATCTTTCGATTAGCAATCCGTATTCTAAGCTTTCAGGAGAAAAAGAAAGAGTTGTACTCACTTTGCTTTGAATATAAACAGCATTTTTAGCTATCATCTTTTTAATTGATTCATCTTCTTCGTTCCAGGTGACGTAAATATTATCCTTCACAGCTGTTAGTAATTCTTCAGTTACTTGTTCAGGCGTCATCTAACCACCGCCTTAATTGCTTTAACATATACGTAAGAGCATTTTTTCTTGTTTACAAATGATAAATCATCATCAAAAGGCGTGGAAGTCACATATCTCCCTTTGAAAAATAAATCTTCGTCAGCTGTTGTTACTCCAGCATTGTGCAAGATTTTTACTTCTTTAACTTTTTCTATTGGATCAGTAGCAAAACAAAAGTCTAATTCCTCGTGAACTTTAGGACCAATATTGAAATACATCATATTCCAAAGCTGTGCCCACATCTCGGCTGTCCAAATCTGTACATTTGTTTTTTGCCCTCTAAGGTAGCGATATAGCCGATTAGAATCCAGATAAACCTTTTTCCAATAATTCGCTTTAGGACGGTTAATAAACCACTGTGCGCCTCCTGAATTAGTGTTTATACTTTCCAAAGATTCTACTGTAACATTTACAATGTTTGCCATATCTTTTAGAATATTTTCTCCGTTTTCACAGCTTCTAATATAATCAAGACTTAGATAACTACAGCAGTCGCTACAATACCAAACATCATCTTTAGAAGGCAATTTGCGCAAATTAATTCTTTTATTGAAAATGACATCCGAATCGATATAGAAATATCGGTCGTCCTCACGCGAATGATCTTCTTCTAAATATTTCCACCATAAATATGGTTTAATCGAAGGAATATACTCTTTGTCGTCCCGCAGATCATCGTACACATGAACTTCAACGCCATATTCCTTCTCAAAAAAAATAGGAATCTGATCATCGTGTCTGCTGAAAAGCAATACGATATCTTTGATTCCTAGTTTCTTCAGATTAGTTAAACAAACTTCAAGTTCCCATTTAAACCGATTGATTGCCGGCTGACAAAGAATATACTTCATTCTGATCACCTACGCTTTTTTCGTTGTAGTTGTTGTGGTTGTTGGTTTTGTAGTAGTAGTAGTAGTTCCCAAAGCGCTAATATCCAACACAATGAAACTATCGTTACGTTTAGGTTGTCCATTTGCATATTGTTTAGCTAGATAAATGCGTTCGTCTTCAACAAAATGGTATTCATCTGAAGCTTCAATTTTTAGCGTAGATCCTACACCCATGAAGTAATCTGAAGCTACCCCAATAACTGCTTTTCCTTCTGGCACAGCTGTTGACTGCAAGTCTGAAACTGGTACTGGCAATACTTGTACATATTCTCCATTAGCAGTTAGTACGGTTTTAGCTGGGAAAACTTTAGACCAGTAATCTGTTGGATTCACAATTAGGACCACATCAGAAGGATTTACATTACGATAAATCGGATCATCTACGCCTTCGATATTTAATTTTGATAGTCGTGCCATCAAACCGCCCATAGTTGCAGCATCTAAAGCTGTAATAGGTTCTGCTGTTTTTTCAGCATATTCTCTGCTAGTTTGTTTGCTCATGTCACGCATCATTCCGACTGGCATATCTTTACCAGTACCATCAACAATTGCTTGTTCTAATGCAATTCTCAATGATTCTACTAAAACAGTACGGACATAACGATCTAACCATACTGGACCTAAGTCAAGCATTGCCTTACATACAGGAATATAACCCGATAGCTTGAATTGCTTCATGTTAATTACGTCAAAGCCATTATCTAAAACTTTTTTAACAGCTTCGCAAAGCTTACCCCACCATGCTGGATTGACTCCGCGTGACACAATCCATTCTGTTACACCAGTTGTGTTAACAAAAGTAATTTTTTGCAATAGTGGATGAGATTGTTCTAAATCTTCAAATACACGTTCAAATACAGTAGCTGGCACTAATTCTTCGACTCCTGCAAAACCTTCGTTTTTCACTACTTCGTTATAGAATTTTGTTTCTTGTGTAGTTAATACACGCTGACCACGGTTCATTAATACTAATTGATCTTGATTTTTTGCTGTTGCTTCTTCTAAAATTTTATCCTGAATTTCCTTAGATAAGCTTACCATAGCTGCGCTAAAAGATTCTTCGTTACCATCTTTAAAAGCTTTCATCAATTGGTCGCTTGCAGCTGTTACACCTTTTAAATTTTTAACTGTCATTATTTTGCATCTCCTTGTCCAAATGTTTTATTTAATGCTGCTGTAAATGCAGCAATTTTTTCTGCTCTTTTTTCTTCAACGTCATTCAAAATTTCTTCAACACTTTGTTCTTTTTTAGCTTCAGTACCTGAGCTATTTTCTGCATCGATAATTTCATCGACTAATCCATAACTCAAAGCTGTTTCTGCATCCATAAACGATTCTTTTTCAAGAAGTTCTTGCAATGCTTCATTTGTGCCATTGAATCGTGTTTTATATGAAGCCTTTACCGATTTATCAATTGATTCCAGTTGGTCAGCAATCGTGCGGAAGTCATCAACATTACCTTCTCCATATGTGGAAGCGCGGTGAATCATCAATTGAGCATTGTTGTAAATTTTTACAGTATCGCCAGCCATTGCGATAATTGAAGCAGCACTAGCGGCTAATCCGTTAATCACAACGTTGATTTTTGCTTTATTTGACTTAAGTAAGTTCCCAATAGCAATCCCTTGAAATACGTCTCCACCGTTTGAATTAATTACTACTTCAATTTCTTCTTGATCACCTAGACTATCCAAAATATTTTTGATTCCCTTGTCAGTATTCCCTTCAAAGAACCAACTAGAACCAATAAATCCCTGAATAAAAATTTGCGGTACTGTGCCTTCATTCTTTACTGCTAGAAATGTTTTCATTGTCGTCATTCGCCTCACCTCCTTTCGATACTTGTTGATTGTTTTTAGTTATAAATATTTCATCTGCCATCGCCTTATCAGAGCGATCATTTCCAACGCGTTCTCTTCCTTCGTTGATTGTAAATACCCCATTTCTAATGCCTACATCAATAGCGTCAACCAAATCTTTGAAGCTAGTAATCTTGATCATAGTTGTATCAACACGTACAAAATTCCCTGACAAGTATTCTTCTGCTTCATAGAGACTAGCGTTAAACGCATCCTGAATAAGTTCAGCAATCGGTATGATTTCGAACATTAAAAAAGCGTCCACTTGATCCGATAACCCACTCATATCTCCCTTTAGTAGGTTTTTCGGAACGTGAAACGCTGCTGCTGTCATCTCAAAGATGTCGTCTATTAAGTTTTTTATATCTCTTGAATTGCTTTGGAAGTTTCCGCTAAAGTCTTCAAGTGTATATCCGCTTTGTAACTGGAATACCGCCCCAGCATTGTCCGCTTCCATGAAAGCTTTGAACTGTGACGTCATCATTTCATTTATTTGTCCCTGAGCAGTGTTGTCTTGAGGTCTGAACAACTCACCTTTCAAGACGTACCTGCGAGCGTTAGAACGTTTGTAAACATTCATAGCACTAGAAATGAGTTTCCCATACGCTTGATAATACGCATCGACTAGTTGCCTAATTTGTTGATCTGCGTATTTTATATAGATAACATCACTTTCTAGAAATTCTCTATCAAGGACTATGTTGTTAATTTGCACTTGAGAAAACACATCATCTTTCAATGCATATTCTGTGACATCCCAACTATCCGCAATAAATATTTCGCTAGAATTATTAGACGGAGAAACGATCAATACTTCATTGTAGAATATTAATCTCCTGATCAGTTTTTTTCTAAATTCTGTTGCATTATTTTTCTTATTAGGAGCTACATTCAGCCTATAGTAAAGATCATTCTTTTTATTTTTTCCATCTTCATATGACTTGAATTCCGCTTTACTCATCGCATTTGCAATCAAATCAATACAAGTTTCAATTGCAAATTTTCGATACACAAAATCAACTTGCAATTTACAAAAATATTCTTCTAAAGGAACTGTTGCTTTTTTTGTGAAGTAACCTACCGCCTTTTGAAAAATCCCCACTTTCTCACCTCCTTTCAAGTTAGAATACTAGAGGAGTAAATCCAGTTCCTGTATTTTCTACTGAGCTATTTGTGACTGTTACAGGAGCAGAATCATAAATATCATCTAAAAAATTCAAACCATGAAGGAATGAAAAAAAGCCATCCGTTTTTCTAGTTTCAGGTTCTATTTTTTCATAGCGTATATTCCCATTAGAAATATGCTCTTCATAAACATTCATGCAGTACCAACGCATAATTGCATCGTCACCAAAATATAAACGTTGATTAATAAAAAGGTCATCAACCAGATCTTTTAACATACCATGTGTAACAGATCCGCTTCGAACAATTTCCACAGTAAAACCTGCTTCTTCTAAAGCTGGCTTCAATATTTTTGCACGGTACATATCCATAGCGATTTTTTTAATGTAATATTTGTTACTCATTTCAAGAAACCAACCTACAATATAATCAGCTTCTATATTTTTTCCATGAACAATCTGTGATTTACCTTGATCTATAGAAATATCTATAACCTCTCGTTTTATGTTCTGTAATCGAAGAGCTGATTCGTGGATAAAAGTATGTTGTGTAAAATACACATCTTTATCATATTTTCCTAGCAACCCAACGCTGGCAAAATCTCGTCTATCAGCAAAATCGACTGTCCCTATCACTTCATCCATTTTTTCAGGGAATTCTTTTTCTTTCGTATGAATAACATCATCATATGAAGCTACAGCAAATCGTGTATCTTCCATTGGTCTGTTCATTCGTTTCGTCATGAACGTAAGTCTTAAACCAGCATTACGTTGCATTTGAGAGTATTCTTGAAACATTTTCCGTTTTAGATCTGCATTGTAATTAATAGTTGGACAAGCTTTTTCCCACATGTCAGGATCATCAACTTCATTATCATTATCCAAGCGACAAATAAATGGAAACAAACTAGAAAATTCTGCTCCATCCTTATCAATTCCAAGTTCTCCAGAAAGAATCATTTTTGATTCTTCTATAATGTCATCAAGTGGTCCACCTCGAACATGACCATTAGTTGTATCATAAAATTCTCTATAATCTCGAATTTTACCACCACCAGAAGTAGCTACATTCATCATTGAATAATCTTCATTTTCGTGAATTTCATCAAAGCGGTTTGCTCCTGGTCGTTTACCATCTTTTGTTCTAGCGTTCGCCGTGTTATAACGAAGTTTGCTATTTGTAGCAATATTTTTAATGACTTCCTTGGTTGCTTTAAATACTTTTTTATCTAAATCAGGATGAGCTTTAATCACTTGATAGACGTCTTCAAAGCTAGTCTTGGCTTGATCTTCATTATTCGCAAAAATGTCAATATTATAATTTTTAATACCATGTTTAGCGGTTAGTAGAAAGAAGTTGTTCCATGATGCATAACCCGTTTTGCCATTTCCTCGACCCATCAGAGTTAAATATCTATTGAACACTAGCGTTTTATCTTTTTTCCATCGAACACCATAAATAAAACATTGTAGAAATTTTTCCCACGGAATTAATTCAAATGGAAAGTATTGTGCTGGTATATTGATTGAATCCTGTACCATCTGCTTATCGAAGTAAATATCTTCTCTAGTAAAGACTCTTTCTTCTAGATACTTTTTTAGCAATAATTGCTCTTTGCATACCTTGATAGTGCCTTCTTCTATAGCTTTGAACCAATTTTCAATATGCTTATAACTCAGGAATTGATTCATTTGCTTCACCTACCAATTCAGGAGTAATGGCAAGTTTATCCAGCATCAATCCCATTTGTTTGTTGACAGAAACAAGCAACGCTACTGATTCATTCTTTTTACCATTCTCCAATCTAATGCCGTTCTCGGATATATCTTCTTCCAGTGATATCGCCGTTTCCCATAAACTGATATAACGATCAACATTATCTAAGAATGGCTCAATATTTGTTTTCTGACTTTCCAATTGGCTTATTAAAGAGCGGCGTAATTTTTCTCTGTAGCGATTTTGAGACAATTCGTTTTTAAACATTTTAGCCCTCCTTTCATGATAAAGTTCGAAAAAATCTCTTTTCCTGACAGTCCCCTCCGTTTCATCACCCCCAAAAAATTTGCGATTTATTTTAAGGGGGGGTTATCTCACCATCGGAATGAAAGCTTCAGCGAAGTCAATGTAATAATTAATCTCTTCAATGCTATATCCGAAAACATTTTTTATTCTTTCAACGTTATTGTCTTTATTCAATGCTTCTCTTACTTGATTCACTTTGTATTTGCTACAACAGTTATCTGATAACAGTTCCCTGATACCTACATAGCGAACGTATATCAAACGTTTAATCAATCCCTGAGTATAAGATGAATATTCTTCAATCTTTTCTGTATCATACTCTCTGCCATTGTCATTGATGATCATGTACTTACCACCTTTCACTTGCATCGAAGTTAGCAAAGCTTTCTATCTTCTTCTCTTGTTTATCTAATGCTGTAAGATATCTACCATGAACTTCATTATGATGTTCAACACATAAACAAATAAGATTATCTAAATCTAAAGCTAAGTCAGGTCTATCTTTGACTTCCTTTATATGATGAACGTTCTCTACTCTATGATACTTACCTAGTCTTCTACACTCTTGGCATTCATAGTGATCTCGTTTCATCGCTTTCTCTCTAAGCCTGCGCCATTTAGGAGACTGATAGAACTTAACTAAACGATCTTCTCTTATCAACTGTAATAGCCATCTATAGAATTCCTCGGTCATGTTCCGTCTCCTTTCGTAATCTTATTTAATGCTTAGCTATTCTTTTGCCATACAATGGAATAACTTCGTTGTTTTCCTTTCGTTTATATGTATCGCTCTTTATTGGTCTTCTATACTTTCGTACTATCTCACCGTTACCATTTTGCACAGTGATTACTTCATACTTCTGTTCTAAGTATTGTGGTCTATACATTGTTGTTTCTTCCTTTGCGCAAAATAAAAAGATCACTCATGGAGTGATCTAATCTGTAAAAACTACACCTCATAAACGAGATGCAGTTATAGTTCTATCAAGCAACCTACACCGATTCCATCGATTACTATCGACCTCGCCTTGCTCGTGTACTTTGAGCGCCCATTTCCAACCCTCGGTTGCCAAAGTCACTGGCAATGAATCGAACATTGCATGGTTGCCGAAGCATTGACCTAGCACGCATGCTTAGCGTCTACCCTTTCCGCCACAGTGACACTATAAAATTATTCTTGGCTGCTACTATTTTTTATTTTGTCCATTTTTAAATCCAATCATATAGACATTAAGACAGAGCGCAAAAATTGAAATTATTAACGCCATCATTTCTCTTCACCCACCTTTTTAATTATTTAGTTAAATTGTATTTTTCTGCAAATTCACTATCAGCTTTTTCCAATGACCTAAGTGTATAATTTTAGTTATCAGCGAGTGGTCCGCTGAAATAAATTAAAAGGTGGTGAACCTATGAAAATTACTGCTGCTATCACTAAAGAGCAAGGCGTCACATTTACAGTTGTTCTTGTTAAAAATGGTGTAATTTCTTCTTCTAATAGAGAACAAGTTAGAACTAGCGCTCCAAGCAATTTCCCGCGACCTATTATTTTAGCTGAACAATCACATAGGAAAATGAAATATCATGGTAGAACAGATATCGTAAGATTCCTTTCTAATGTTCCTTATCAGGCTTTGCCGTGGAAGGATTATACTTTATAGATTCTGCTATTGGAGCGTTGATATTCCCTTCTGGTAAATCAATGCTCCAATTTGCTTTTACAAAAAAACTAGAATTTTCACTTTCAGCTTTATTCACAATAGCTGTTTCATCATCTCTTGTTTCCACTAGCCTACCTCCGTTCGATACATATTTTAATAGACAGCAGCATACGAAGAATTCAGAAGGAGTTGAATTCACATCCTTATTCTTAATATTTCCGCTGCTGTCTATCGAAGCTTAATTAAACGATGAGGGAGATTTCCTCCCCTACATTTTATTTTGTCTCAGACCTATCACTAATCTTTCGACACTATCATAATACAACATTGAATAGGTAAGTGATTGGTATAAAAAAGGTATAAAATGGAAACCAAATGGGTAATAAAAGGGTATAAAAAATGTAAAAACTGGCTACTTGAAAGCAACCAGTTCTAACGATGAAGCAAATTGAATGATAATCTTGTTTGATTCTAGCTTGACAGATTCTTCACTCGTGTTATTTCTTTGAGCAGTTACATAAATGGGCAGACCATTGATATAACGATCATAGAATATCTTCTTGCGCCTTTCAGTCACATCAGGCTTATGCGGATGCTGTATCGCTGAATAGCCTCGAACAAACAATTTATGCAGATACTCAAATTCTTCTTGTGCTTCTTCTTTATCGATCAGCATTCTTTCTGCTTCAAATATATGATCAGCTGTAGAAGGTGGAACCAAGGAATAAGATGCTGTCACTTTTGGTTCTCGAGGTTGACCTATCCTACATCTAGCTGACAGATATGCTGAAAGAAAAACACCAACATTATGTTTTGTGCGATCCATATCCACATCTTTTGCCTCTGGTGTCTCATACTTCTTTACATCGAAAAGTACCATCCATTGATTCCTCCATTTATGATATAATAATTGTGTCAGAATTATTAATTAAGGTCGGAGGAATCCGGCTTTTTTTATACCCATGCTTATGCTAAGCTTTTCAAGTAGCGAGGTTGCACTCGTTACCCATATACATGTTGAGCTATCTGGCGGAAAACAGATGGCTCACTATTTCAATATTCTGCTAAGGACAGCCAGTGGTCGGCTGTCTTTTTTATATTTTAATGAGAAGCCTTACTTATTTTTTCATCTTTATTACGAAAAATGATATTATCTATTGATAATAAAGCGTATAGGAGATGGTTGAGTGACTATGTGGAGCATGCTGTTATTTTGGATTCCCGTTTGTATTGGTATCGTCGCATTTTGTTACTTTGTCAAACACTCTAGAACAAATAAGCTCCTCATGTTATCTTTTTTACCTATAGTATTTTTTATTGTACAAATTGTTAAATATACCTATATTGAATCGCAAGAAATATTCATTTTTTATGTGGTAGGTTTATTTATCTCTGTGGTCTTTTTCATAATGATACTTTCCTATTTTTATAAAAAATAAATTTTTCTCTTAGAAGTACATTTTTTCGCTGTTTATATAGCCTTCATATCCACTAATCGAACAACTGCAATATTCGCTTTGCTCTTCGCTAGCTCTTTGTCACAGTCCATCGTGTTTTCAATACGAATGATCGCTGAGTGATTATAGACGTGTTCTACATATCCTCTGAACGGATAAACGAACTCTTCTGCTTCACAGCGGACCATGTCACCGATTTTGACTTTTGGTTTCTTACGTTTTTTAGGGTTCTTTGTCGGCATATCTAGCATTAAACCGCCGATACCATGACTACTAGCGTAAAATCCGTCTTTTAGTTTCATCTTTCTACCACCTCTTCCACTGGCACAGCAAATGGCCAGTAGTTTTCATCTGCTGATTTAATCATAAGTTCATCTAATTTTGCGACAAAACCTTTTCTAGGTTCTTTTGTAGGAAATATTCTAGTTTCATCACTTGTGATCTCATAATGTAGATACAAATACTCTGTTTTAAGCTCCGCTGCCTCTTCATCCCAAACTTCATATGGTAGTCTCACATAATACAAAGGCTCTTTCTCAACCTCGTAACCATACAGCAACGCATTTATTGCTTTTTCTTTATTAAGATAAAGGCTATCTTCAACAAGCCAATCTAGTAACTCTCTTGTTGTGGAAGGATTTTCGCTTTCACCAAGTTCATAGTCCACGCCATAACCCCAACCTGCACGTGTAATAAGAGAGATAGCATAAAACTTGTTACGTTTTTCCAGAACTTGTTTTGCCCATTTGTCAAAAAACTTCGGCATAACGTGCTTCTGCGGTTCGTCTAGTTGATCTAACATATTAGCAGAGGTCTTCATTCCTTCTCTAAAGCCTTTTTTGAATTCCTTGCTTACTGTGGTTCCCGCATAATCAGTTGCTAATATTAATTGTTTCAAATTTTGTTTATTCATCGCTGTTTCCCTCCTATGGATATGCATTTATTGCTTTGCCATAACAAGTAGAATCACATGCTTGATAAGTTAATTGCCACTTATCATTCATATCAATTTTTTTACCGCATTCTACACACCTGACATTCCCATCTTCGCTATATCCGTTTTTAATTAGCCACTTTTTGAATTGCTTATTTTTTTGGCGTTTATTCAACAAGATTCCTCCACTTCGTTAAATCCGCAAACTAATGAGTTCATGTTCCAAATGCCGCCGCCTTCAAGAGCAACTTTTCTTTTGTCTTTCTCAGGAAATTCAAGAATCAACCCATTCACTAATACTGTTTTTACTACTAAAAATTTGTCTGTGTATTGTGGAACTCCTTCACCGATATACTTTACTTTGTCTCCTGGTTGAATACTCATACTCATTCCGATACCTCCTAAAGCAAACCGCTGTCAATCAGCAATACTTCGCCGTCTTCTTCAATATTTTCTAATTTATTGAAAGCTTCTTCTGCGCCAGTCTTGTCACCCTCTTCAGTATGACTTTTAGCAACCATTTTGAACGCTTCGTATTTATCAATTGTTTTCATATCATCGAAAAATTCTGTTTCGTCTTCTACTTCGCAAATAATATCCTTGTATAGTTCTAAACATTGTTTTTCATCTTCAGCAGCGATTAATGCAAAATAAGGTTCTTTAATTTCGTAAAATTTCATTTCGCTTCCTCCTCAATACATTTAAACAAGCCCTCTGACTTCTTTAATATTTCTCTTTCCCTTTTATATACATTTTCTTCAAAGAAAGCTTTTGCTTCTTCGTTATTACTTATGTCAATTTCAATATATTCATCCTTGAAAGCTTCTTTAAAGCTCACTCCGCCTCCAACAATTCAGGATTCTCGTATATATTTCCGATGACTTCGTACGTGTATTCTTCAAACAGCTCTGTGTTAAAAATTCGATACTCTAAATCTTCATCAACAGTGGCACAAACTAATCCGGAATAATCTATTGAATTTTTGACAATACAAACTTTATTATCTAAGTAATCGAAGCCATTTCGCACGCTGACTAATACTATATCCCCTTCAAATATCTCCACACCATTCTTATCTTTCATTCCTGTGGATTGCATAAGCACATATTTATCTGGAGCCATTTCAGCATGAGTGATCAACCTTCCTGCTTGCCCATATTTCATTTCTTGTCCAATTGTTTTACCTTTAAATGGTGTGTACCACGCTCGAAATCTCGGTATCATTTGCTGTCCTCCTTCTGTAAATCGCCGTAAATTGAACATCTGCGTCTAATTGCTTTTACTCTGCGTTCATTTTCGATTGTGGGCCGAATTTCGTATGTTCTTTTTGCCATTTTCAATTGATTTCTAGCACCTCTTAATGCATCTGAATAGATTTCTTTTGGCATCATCATTTGCTGTCCTCCAAATCACTCGACTTCACGAATACACCATCTACCATTTTCCCTGTGCGTCCTTTGATTTCGTTGTATGCTTGGTTCAGACACTCGTACAAATCCATATCATTTTGCATAGCTAAAATAATCAAGGTTACTACTACGTCTCCAATTCCGTCTCTTAAACCATGTTCATCTTTTCTAGCTAGAGAAGCGGCAACTTCCCCAATCTCTTCGATCGTTTTTAACATTTGCTTGCTGGAATCAGCTTGATCCAATCCCTTATCTTTAGCCCACTGCTCTACTTTTATGATTAGTTCGTTCATTTTTTCTCCTCCACATACTTAAATTGTCGTCCTTTTGAATCAACGTTCTCGCGTTTAGCCCTATCCCAAATAATATTTTTACTCAGTCTAGTAATCTCAGATAGCTGTTCAGCAGTACCTGTCACTAGAATTCGATCACCATGCCAGATTGCAATCTTTCTCGGCGTTTTCCGTTTAGGCTTTTCAGCCCACATTGGTTTACCAAGCTTTTGGACTTCTGCAACTATTTCTTTGTCTTCTTGCCAAGATTCTGACTTGGTTAATTCAGCAATTCGTTTCATTGTCGCTTTCTTATCCATCCCGACATTCTCCTTTCAGTAATTTGAGTACTTGATCAAGTGCGCTCTCACGTCCGCCATGAAACGTGTTGAGCCACTTGTCTTCGTACGACACACTTTGTCTTAAAGCTTCTTGGTGCATTAATTCGATCTGTGCGATTAGTTTTTTAATGTCCATGACTCTTACCACTTTCAAGAGACTTTAGATAATTTCGTAAGCCATCTATGCAAACGTCAAAAGGTACATTAAAGTACTTAGAGTTTGCTAACCATGATCTATCTACAAAGATCACATAGTACGAGCGTAATTTAATCCATGAAACGCGGTCTTTACCGCTGACATCGAAGTCCGGTGATTTAATTTCTCTATAAACCATTCTCAGGACTTTAAGCTCTTCGTCGTCATTTGATTTTCGATTAGCTATTTTCTGAATTAGTTCTAAATAATTTGATTTCAACTTTTACCTCCTAGAATGGGACGTCAGGGTCTAATTCATTACTTGATGCAGTAGGTATAGAATTGTTCTTAGCCCAGTCAGGAAGCTTCTCTCGTCTTACATTGCGATTAAGACCACTTGATACCTTCTTAGGCTGACTATCCTTCTTAGCCCAATTACGAATGGTAGCTAGATAGTTCTTATAGGTCTTACCTGTCGAAGCACAGTACTCTGACAGTCGCTCAATTCGTTCTTGATAATCGTTTGGAAACTCTGCTTTTAGTTTCTCCATTTGTTCATCTGACAAAAGAACATTTTTATATTCTCCATACTTATGACGGTTGGGCGTAGCCTTCGGTTTTTTCGGAGGCGTTACATTCTCTATATCTTTCTCTAACTCTATATCTTTCTCTAACTCTATCTCTAACTCTGGTGTAGTTTTGTCCGGACATTTGTCCGACACTTGTCCTCCAGTTATTAAATTCCGTTTTGCCTCTTCTATTTTCTTTCTGTATTCTCTTTTTCTATCTGCTTCAGTTGAGGATTTCCCAATGAAACTTTGTATATCAGACATATAGATTGCTCCGTTATCTAATACGTCAATAAGCTGCAAATCACGGAAAATTTGTACCGCTTTTTCTACGACTCCTACAGAATGTCTTGTAATAGTTGCGAGCATTGTAGAGTTAAATGGAATCCTGTCATTAAACATCAACTTACCTTCGTGTTTTAGACTTCTTAAATAAAGTTTGAGAAGAATATTAGAATAAATATAGCCATCTGGCATACTTTCTAAGAGAACCATCTCGTCACTATCGAAAAAATTCTCTTTTAGTTTTAAATAGTAGTAGCGTTTGTTGTCAGACAATATTTTTTACCCTCCTATTCTAAGTTTCTTAATTGTTTCCTGATTTAACTTGATTCCTTTGATTTGATATTTATTTTTAAAATTGATCACACCTATTTTGTGTTTCTCCGTATGATGGATTCTGCAGAGTGCTGCAAATGTGTACTCTGAATGATCAACTTCTTTGCGCTTTCGTCTTCCTAGCGCTTTGTCAAAGTGATCGATATCAGCTCCTGTTTTGCCACAGATACAGCAGACTCGCTTAGTGATGCATTTGTAAAAGTAATACTCTTGGTTGCCTGGTAAAATCTCATAGCCTTCTTTAAAGGGGATATGGTGTTCAAAAATAAAATCTAAGATGATATTTGCCAATACATTTGCATCGCTCACTGTTGAGCTTGACTCGTCTTTAAGGCTTATAGAACGTCCTGTGACACCTTCAAAGCGGAAGTAGAAGAATTCCTTCCAGAAGTCCGTTGGCATTCCTGTATCGATGAAAATATCGCCTATAAGTGCATAGATAAAGTTTCGTTGCTGCACAGTGAATCGACGTGGATCAATAAAACGAATTTCAATGATTCGATCGCCATCGTAACCGTCATACATTGTTTTCAGCCGTTCGATATTTACTTCTTCATTGATCGTTGCACCAATGTCGTTACCTTTAAATTTCTTTAGTACCGCCGAGTATGAATCTATTAGTGGTTTAAACACTCATATCACTTCTCTTTTGTTTCTTCTTTGTACTGATCTTCAAGCCAGTTAACGCCTCGTTTTAGCACGCCTAGATCACGTTTAGTCCATTTACTGTCATCGGCAGTTATAGAAGCTGCATCAGTCAATGCGACAACTGCTTCGTCAATTGATTTATCGTACTTGTTAGCAACCAATTGCAAAGCATCTAAGAATAGCTTTTTGCTTCTTTGAGTAGCTGGTTCAAGCATCGAGACATCTTCTGGCATGTCTTCACCTGCAAAAATATATAAACCAAGTCCAAACATAGCAAGATTCTTTACTAGGCAGCGCATGATCGTTTTGTTGATATCAAACATAGTTGCTGCTTCAACTCGCTTTTCGATTTTTCCAACAATCTCTTTTTTCTTCGTTTCGTTATTCCACTGATAATCATTGACTTCGTAGGTATATGGCTCATCTTTCATTGCCTTGTTTGCACCATCCATGACTGGTAACCACATGTCACGCTTTACTCCGTTGACTGTTATACTGGTAAAAATCATATAGCCTGTTTTTTCATCGAAGAGGTATGGACGATGCGTTTCTGGATCACGATAGATTTCATAATCTACTGCCTCACACACTTTGCTAACTTCTGCCCAAGCCCATGCCCACGAAAGATAAGTGAGGTTATTTCGTTTTTCAGTAACACCTTTCACATTTATTTTGTATAAGCTATTAAAAAGCGTATTATCACTTCTATTTTTCAAAGGTTGTTCCTTTTCACTCATCAAATTCTGCCTCCATTTCAGCGATGTATTTTTTGCCTTGTCCGTAATAAGAGATATCAATCAAGTTATCTCTGTCGTACTCTTCTAGCACATCAATCAATCCATCTTCGATAACGTAAATATATTCAGGTTTATTCGAATGCTTCGATAGATGGATAAGATAAACATGATCCCAAATAGTTACAAGGTTACCTAAATCATCTTGATCACAAGCTAGTTCTTCATTCGTCAAAAGATTTCGTCTGATTTTTCGATTGCTTGTTTCCTTGATATTCGATTTGCCCCAACTAGGATCAGTCAAATATTGATCTAGAGTGGAAAGTTCTTTTTTCATGTGGTAACATCTCCTTAGATGTATTTTCTTTGTGACTCATTGCTTTGGTCGGCTGAGTCACTTTTTTATTTGTTGCCATGCATTTTGCTTATCAATATGTTGTTGGCTTAGGATGTTTGGTTTATTGTGTCTCCACCAGCGATTAGCAATTATTACGCCTATTTTTAGCGCTTCAGCTCTATTCATTTTCATCACCGAAAAGTCTTTGTTGTCTGTTCAGTTGATCGATTTCCATGCGGATCGCAGTTTCTGGTAACCACATTTCAATAAATGAAACAGCATCATCGAATCTCTTACGAGGTAACTCGCCATATCTTGGGATTGAAAAGGTACGTTTAAATTCAGACCAAAATTTTGAGAATACTTTTTTGCTGATTTCTTCATAAGCTCGGCTTTCTTTACCTCCTAAAACTTCCATAACTTTCATATTTCCTTTTTGCTTAATTTCAAACTCTTGTTGTCCGCTAATTCGCATAGTATCTTTAAGCATGGAGACATCTTTTTTTACATCTTTCATTTCTTCTAATTGGTAGATCATCATGTCTTCAATCGTTTGAGGAACAGTATTTTTACGAATGACATCTTCCATCTCGTTGAATGCTTCAATAAATTTGAGTTTGAAACTTATTGCTTTACTTCCAGTGAATCCCATAGCTAACAAGGAAAATCCATCTCTATTCATGAAAAAAACTCTCCGACTTCTCCCATACGTGTCCGGCTCGTTTCCTTCTACAAACATCTGCTCAAAATTGAGTACATCTTCAACATTGGCCGAATTTTCGACCGATCTTTTTACTGATTCAATTGCTTCTAGCACATGCTTATGTTTCTTTTCGAAAGCTTCAGCTACTTGCAAGCTCGTAGTTACAGCTTCTTTATTTTTCAAAATTACTAATTCTTGCATTATTATTTCTCTCCTTTTGATATAATTTAGGTAAAAAACTGGTGGTGTTTTCAATGAACTACATTTTGTATGTGCTCCTAGTTGTTTATGCAATAATTTATATTAAGCAAATTGTTAATGCAGTGTCTGAAATATCAACGACTAACTATTTACTTACTACAATTGATAAAGTGATAAATGACCTCAAACGATTAAATGACCATAGTGGTAGCTATAAATCTGACCCTTACTTTCAAAATAATGTGACGCCTATTAGAGAAATAATGGTTAAGGAAATGCCCAGAATTAACAAAGTTCTACCTTATAGTCTTGTAACGCTTTCCTTGAATCAATCAGATGATATTCTGGAAGAAAATTTTAGAATTATCGCTTCTCAAATTTTTGACAAAAACAACGAAATTCATTATCGAAAATTCTGGTTTTTAAATCCGTTGATTGCTCTTAAGAAATTTTTTCTCTTACCCAACGAAATACTTAGTTGGTTCGGCATTAATCTGTCAACTTTTCCAGGAAGAATTTTTAGTCTTGTGATTTGGGTAACATCGTTATTTGCCCAAGAAACAATTTCTCAAATTCTATCTTTCGTAATTACCCATTTTTTCAAAGGTCAGAAATAAAGCTGATTGGACCAACAATCGGTCCGACATCGATATGTCGTTTAATATAGTTAAAAAGAATAGTTGCGATACAACAATCGTGATGATAGTTAATAGCGTTAGAGATATTTTTTTGTTTTTCATCTAGTCAGTCCCTCCCGGCTGGCTTTTTTGTTTTGTACTCAGCTTCATCAAGCCCCATAAAAATCCAAATCATGTACACAATCGTTCCTATCAACGCTTGTCTATTTCCCCAAAGGCCTAAAGCGTAGATGATTAGTGGTGCGCTGAACACTAATGCTCTGTTAAATTTTCCCATCCGCTTACCTCCTTAAACTTTATATTTCGACATGAATTCATCAATATCTTTGATGTCATATTTTGGACGACTATTTTCATCGAAGATGATTACTTTTAGACCTTGTTTGATCCATTCATTGATCGTTCCTGCTGACGTTCCTGTATAACGTACTGCTTCTTTCTGATTCAGATAACGTTTGGGTACATAGCCAACAAGTAATGAATCTAGATCATTTTTATTGATTAGTTCTTGTGTCATTTCTTTTTACCCCTCCTATCGAATTTTATGATCGCGAATAACTTCCAGAATAAAGGCGTTAACAGCTGGACCTTTATCTTTTCCACTTAAAACACGCTGAATCCAAGTTCTCGATCTACCATATGCAGTGGCCAAATCGTATTCTGAAATATTATTTGCTTTCATAAATTCTTTGATGGCTTCCCGCCCATTATCGATATTACTCACTTCACACACTTCCTTTCTTTTTATTTAGAAAGAAAATTGGATAGAAAAGTATATTTTTAGTTGACTGCATACTATACTATAGTGTAGTATATAGCCATAGTTAAATAAGCCTATAAAAAAGCCTTTTTATCGCACTCGGTCGCCAAACTTAATGCTATAAGGTGTGTTTTTACTTTGCTTTTTTTCTATCCAATTAACTTACAAAACCAATATACACTATAGTGTTGTTTAGGTCAACACAAAACTACACTTTTTTATTGGTTTTTTGTAAAGAAAAAAGGAGAATGCTGGTATGACAGTATTTGAGCGGATAAAATTTCTTGCAAAAAAACATTCAAAAACAATGAAACAAGTAACAATTGATTTAGGATACAGTGAAAACTATTTCTATAGTTTAAAAAGTGGAAAACAACCATCCGCTGAAAAGCTTACTGAAATTGCTGACTATTTCAATGTCTCTGTAGACTACCTTCTAGGAAGAGAGAAAAAAGAGACCCCTAAACATGTGGATTTATCAGAAGACGATACTGTATTCTCTTTTGACGGAAAAGAAATATCTAAGGAGACAATGCGTAAAGCGATTGCAATTGCTAAAGCTTTAGAAGAAAATGAATAGTTGGAGTGATGGGTTGTATGTATTTAAAGTTGAAAGAAATGCTGAGTGAGTATAATTTAAAGTTAATCTATATGGAAATGGAAGAACCAGGTTTTTATTATCCAAAACCAAGAATAGTATTTTTGAACGAAAAACTACACGAAGACAGTTCTGAAGTTTTTCATTTAGCCCACGAGCTCGGTCATTTCATTGCTTCACATTTTGAATATTCAGTACTGTACGATAACTCTACAACTTTTCATTCAAAGTTCGAAGCTGAAGCTGATAGAATCGCTATTATGATTCTACTTAATATCTTTATTGAGAATGAATTAACAGATGAATCTCAGTTCAAATTGGAAAATTTTATGGAATTCTATGCTATCAATAATAAGTTAAGAACAGAATGTTTTAATGTTTGCCAGTCTTATTTCAAGAAAAAATACTCTTATGCACAATAAAAAAAGCCCGTGCTGCAACACGGACTCTTTCCTCATTTCTGAGATCACAAATATATTATAACAAGAAGTGAGGGATATTTAAATGGCAAAAAAAGTTATGGGTCAAGATGGGAAAATGTATAAAGTTAGTAAACCTTTTTACAAAAAAGTGTGGTTTTGGGTATTAGCAGTAATTTTAATTATAATTATTGGTTCTGCTTTAAATGGTGGATCAGATAGTAATAAAGCAAGTGATAATGGTGGCGAAAAAGTAACTAAATCTTCAACCCCTGTTTCATCTTCTAAAGAAGAAAAAAGCGATACCTTCTATAAGATTGGCGACACTGTAAAAGTTGGTGATGCTGAATATACATTAAATAGTGTAGAACTAACTGATGAAAGAAATCAATTTGAAGAAAACCAACCTGCACAAGTAGTAAAAATTACTTATACCGTAAAAAATGATGGTGATTCAGATATCCCTGTAGGTACAGATGTAGAAGTATATGGAACAGATGACAAAAAATCAGAGACATATGCCAACGAAAATACAATGGGATCTGTTGCTCCAGGAAAACAAATGGATGTAACTGCTCATTTCACGTTAAACCAAACGGGAGAAATAGAAATCCACTTCTCTCCTTTAGTATCATTTGAAAAAGCAGCTATTTTTAAAGCAACTGTATAATAAATAAAAACACGCCCCACCGATCAAAGCGAGCGTGTTCTAAGAAAAAACAAACCTACACAATAGGCTTATTCACGTATCTATTGTATCAGAGAAAGAGAGCTGATTCAATTGGCTAAATTTGAACAATATAAGAAAAAGAACGGGGATAAAGCGTGGAAGTTCCAAGCATATTTAGGAATCAACCCCGAAACAGGAAAGCCTGTTAAAACTACTCGACGAAATTTTAAAACTCAACGCGAAGCAAAATTAGCACTCGCAAGATTGCAAAGTGAATATGAAGATATTTTAATGAAAAAAGAAAAACCAAAAACATATAAGGACGTATACGATCTATGGATGACCGAGTACAAAAGAACTGTGCGCGGATCAACTCTGTTAAAAACAGAACGAATTTTTAAAAATCATGTGTTAGATGAATTGGGAGACATATATATATCTGAAATTACTCCTATCAAAATACAGGAACTAATGGATAAATGGGCAAATAAATATGATACCGCGCCTAAGATGATGAACTACGTAGGATTAGTATTTAAATACGCTGTTCGATTCGGAATAATAGAGTCCAATCCTACAGACGCTATACGTAAACCGAAAAGAAGGAAAAAAGCAACTGTTGAAGAACCATTCTACGATAAAAAACAATTGAAATTGTTTCTTGATGAACTATATAATCAGCCAAACCTAAAGATCCAAGCTTTTTTTAGATTACTAGCTATGACTGGTATGCGAAAACAAGAAGCAGGTGCTCTTGAATGGAGAGATATAGATTTCAAGGCTAAAACAGTCAATATCTATAAAGCCGTTACTAGAACAGCAAATGGACTAGAAATTGACACCACTAAAACGGTTGGATCTAGCCGAATAATTTCAATCGATCAAGGTACTTTAGATAAGCTTCTTGAATGGAAAGAAGCTATTCTTCCTCCATCTGACGAATGGCTCATTTTTGGACATTCAAGTGCAAAAAAACCACATGATATAATGAGCCTTGATACCTCTCGAAAGTGGCTTATGAGTATACAAGACAAAATGGACAAGAAGCAAAAGAAAAAACTACCTAGAATTACCGTACATGGTTTCAGACATACTCAAGCAAGCTTGTTGATCGAAATGGGAGCATCACTTAAAGAAGTACAGTTTCGTTTAGGACATGAAGATATTCAAACTACCATGAACACGTACGCCCATGTATCAAAACTTGCTAAAGAACAATTAGCAGATAAGTTCAATAAATTTATAGATTTCTAG